ATGAAAAAGATAGCTGCTATATCATTAATTAGTATTTTTATTATGTCTGGTTGTGCTGTGCATAATGATGAGACAAGTATCGGTAAATTTGGTCTTGCATATAAAAGTAATATTCAGCGTAAACTCGATAACCAATACTACACCGAAGCCGAAGCTTCTTTAGCCAGGGGTAGAATATCTGGTGCAGAAAATATAGTAAAAAATGATGCAACTCATTTCTGTGTTACTCAGGGCAAAAAAATGCAAATAGTTGAGCTGAAGACAGAAGGTGTAGGATTACATGGTGTCGCTCGTCTGACATTCAAATGTGGAGAGTGAGAATATTTTTTGGTAAGCGTCAAATATGCGCGTTCTGGCTGTGCGTAGCCGGAACCTGTGGGAGCACGATGCCGATAAGTGAAAGGCATCGTGCTATGAAGGAGGATTCTATCGATGTGGTCAATGGAAGACGGTTACCAGAGATAGGGCTTATGCATAAAAAAATAAGCCCGTGTAAGGGAGATTTAGGGTGTCACCAGTAGGGGCTTTCAACGGTACAATGCGGGTTTGAGCGGTATAAATTACCACTGAAAGCCCTTAAACGTTACTCTACTGTGGACACTGTGTGGACACTCTCGGCCTCAGTACCACCTCTTAGCGGATTAAGAGAAATGGCGTCCTGAAGGTACTCTGGCGCAAAATGAGCGTAAACCATAGTTTGCTCAATCCGCGTGTGACCTAGTATCCGTTGTAGCGTGATAATACTTCCTCCATTAATCATGAAATGAGTGGCAAAGCTGTGCCTTAGTGCATGTGTGGCTTGCCCCATTGGCAAATCCGGTTTTATTGCTTTCATTGTTCGTCTGAAGCGAGGGTAATCAGCATCAGGGAATAAAAAACCTCGTTTGTTATCCGCGATCATTTTGGCAACAGCCTCTGAGATCGGGACGGTGCGTGGTTTGTTTGTTTTCGTTTTAACAAACGTGACGCGGTTATGGATGATATTTTCTGCTTTCAAACGAGCTGCTTCTCCCCAACGTGCTCCTGTACTTAGGCAAAGAATCGCAATCTTTTTATTGTCGCCGTCAAGTGCTGCAAGCAGTAAGGCTATTTCTTCCTGTGTGAGATAGCCTGTTTCTGGTTTTTCCTCCTTAAGCCTCTTTGTCCCTCTGATAGGATGCTCACCAAAGAATAACTCCGCTTCAATCAGGGCTGTAAACATGCCGCTAATACATGTTAAATCACGATTGATACTCGAAGGTTTAATACCCTGACTTCTTCGGGTGGCGCAGTACTGGCTGATAAGGGATTTCGTGATTTGAAATGCGCATGGGTCATTCGTTATTTTTGTGAAGATTTCAATTTTTCCAAGATTAGATTTCCCATGCTCTTCGTGTTTACCCTTTAAATCCCACCAGATCTGTGTCAGTTCCGACAGACGTCGTTTGTCTGTTGGTTTTGATAGCCATTCTTTATTGTGGTGGTTGTACAACGTGTATTTTTCGAAAGCGACAGCTTCGCTTTTCTTATCAAACTTCCTACGGATGCGTTTTCCGTTACGTCCAGTAGGGCGGATGTCCACTTCATATCGACCATCATCGAGTTTTTTGATTGCCATCAGAAAACCCTCCGAGTGGTACTTTTTTTTGCTACTACTAATCGCTTTTTTCGTGGTGGCTGAAATTTAGCCACCAATAGTAGGCACTTGTGATGAATATATTCACGATAAATTGTTAACCAGTCTTTTGACCGGAGTGGGGCGACGTTGTTTCGTTTTGCCCAAAGTGTGCGAGAGCGGGCGCAATTTGCCCGGCTTCTGGAGCTACCTGATCAGTCATGAACCACAAAGTATATTTAGTAAATCTAGGATGTTGTAAGACCTTCATTATGGCTTCAACTCCAGCGTTTTTTGACCGGCTCTCATAGCTCGAAAGTGAGCTGTAGGCTACACCAGTTAATTCACTGAATTCTTTACGGTTTAACCTTTCAGATTCACGGATTAGCTTCAACTTCTCCGAAACGTCTATTGACATAATTACTCCGATTGCGTAATTTCTTGCTGATAGTGTGAAATGTTGTGCTTCTGGAGTTATCCTTTTAGGCAATAATTAGCCATTAGGAGCCATTAGAAGCACTAAGGGAGAATCGTAGCAGATGAATAGACAGCTTGTAAGCGTGACTGATGCCGTGCCTTATCAGGAGTTTGCAAAACTCATTGGTAAAACTCCAAGAGCTGTAAGGGGCATGATTGAGAAAGGGAAATTACCAGTTATTGAGATTACTGACCCTCAGTCAGTATCGGGGCGTGCTGGTGAATATTGGGTATACCTTCCGGCATGGAATAACGGACTAAAACTGGCTTATGAAAGCCGTCCTAAAGAGATTCGTGACGGCTGGTTGATGTGGTTAGGTCTCGGTGAACCACGTTAAGGAGAACCGTATGAATGAGCCTCGTTGTATTGCTCAGTTATTGCGTAACGAAAGCCCCAGGGCGATTGACTTCACCATCACCCACGGTAAGGGGCGTAAGGGAATCATTATCCGCACCAAAAAACAGAGTCCGTTAAAAAAGGCTCTGACCTTTCTGAAAAGCCGGAGGGTCTGGAAATGACAGTGATGACGCTCAATCTCGTTGAAAAACAGCCAGCAGCTATGCGCCGGATAATTGGTAAGCATCTGGCCGTCCCTCGCTGGCAGGAGACATGCGATTATTATAATCAGATGATGGAACGCGAACGGCTAACGGTTTGCTTCCATGCGCAGTTAAAACAGCGTCACGCAACGATGCGTTTTGAAGAAATGAACGACGTCGAACGTGAACGGCTGGTTTGTGCAATTGATGAATTGCGTGGGGCATTCTCAAAACGCCGTCAGGTTGGCGCAAGTGAGTATGCATATATTAGTTTTTTAACAGTCAGTCAGCGTCGTACTTTATTTATGCATGCCGGATTGACTGAAAAAGAATTCAATCAGCCGTACTGGCGCATTAATGAAGAATCATGTTACTGGCGTGATGCTTTATTCCGTGCATTACGTGAATTATTCAGCCTGTTTGAGTATGCACCGACAATTCTGACGTCGGTAAAACCAGAGCAATATCTGCATTAAATAATTAACCAGAGTTTTTAACGCACTTAATCGTGCGGGGCTTCTTTTTGCCTGGAGAAAGTCATGCATACAGTTTCTGAAAATCAGTGCGGTAAATACGCATTACTGCTGAAACAGGCCAGAACCGAAGCACAGGCCGACGCTGCGACGCGCTTTTCTTCTCATCTTGACGCCATGATTCGCCACATCACAAAGGCGGAGTTATCCCGCGTGGAGATAGTCGAGCTGCTCAGTCAGGAGTCGGAAAAATTTCACAATATCGGATTGTCTCGCGGGGAGGTGCTTTGATGTCCTGTTCTCATTCAGTTGTATTACTGAATAACGCCTTAAAAATCGCTGTTATGAAAAATGGCGATTTGTCTCTTATTCAACTGGGTCTTGATAAAGAAAAACGCGAAATAACTGAGTCTGTTATCGCGATTTATCAGAACGAATTAAATCTCCTGTCTGATGTGGTCAATTTACTTGTTAAACGCGCTGTATTTCACAAGCAAATCTCCTCCGTGGATGAACTGACGAAATTAACGACAGAAATTGCCAGCTATTGCGCTGATGAATTTAAAAAACTTAACGACAAAAGGAGCTGGTAATGCCGGACAACGTAGATTTTATTCAGGAACAACAGGCTGAATTACTGGAGCGCCAGATTAACGCGGCAAGGGTAAAACATTGCGGTGCTTCTGCGCTGGTTTGCGAAGAGTGTGACGCGCCAATACCTGCTGCCCGTCGTGCGGCTTATCCGTCAGCCACGCGTTGTGTTTCCTGTCAGTCAGTCTTTGAAGCAAAAAACAAACATTACCGGAGAATGGCATGAGCATTCGTATTGAAATTGGCGAACGTTATGTCGTTACCAGTGACAGCTTTCAGTTTATTCTCCACGAGAAAAAGAGAGCGGAAAGCGGTAAAAACGCCGGTCAGGAATGGCTAGCGGTAGTTGGTTATTACCCGAAATTAAGCCAGCTCGTTTCCGGCCTGATGCATCACGATATTCTGACCGGAAGCGCAAAGTCTTTTGCTGATTTAAACGCGCAGGTTGAGCAACTCAGCAGGCGTTGTTCAGAGGCTTTTGGCTCATATGGCCGTTAAAGCCTCCGGGCGTTTTGTCCCTCCGTCAGCATTTGCCGCAGGCACCGGTAAGACGTTTACCGGTGCTTATGCATGGAACGCGCCACGTGAGGCTGTCGGGCGCGAAAGACCCCTTACACGTGACGAGATGCGTCAGGTGCAAGGTGTTTTATCCACGATTAACCGCCTGCCTTACTTTTTGCGCTCGCTGTTTACTTCACGCTATGACTACATCCGGCGCAATAAAAGCCCGGTGCACGGGTTTTATTTCCTCACATCCACTTTTCAGCGTCGTTTATGGCCGCGCATTGAGCGCGTGAATCAGCGCCATGAAATGAACACCGACGCGTCGTTGCTGTTTCTGGCAGAGCGTGACCACTATGCGCGCCTGCCGGGAATGAATGACAAGGAGCTGAAAAAGTTTGCTGCCCGTATCTCATCGCAGCTTTTCATGATGTATGAGGAACTCTGCGATGCCTGGGTGGATGCGCATGGCGAAAAAGAATCGCTGTTTACGGATGAGGCGCAGGCACATCTGTATGGTCATGTTGCTGGCGCTGCACGTGCTTTCAATATTTCCCCGCTTTACTGGAAAAAATACCGTAAAGGGCAGATGACCACGAGGCAGGCATATTCTGCCATTGCCCGCCTGTTTAACGATGAGTGGTGGACTCATCTGCTTAAAGGCCAGCGTATGCGCTGGCATGAGGCGTTACTGATTGCTGTCGGGGAGGTCAATAAAGACCGTTCTCCTTATGCCAGTAAACATGCCATTCGTGATGTGCGTGCGCGCCGCCAGGCAAATCTGGAATTTCTTAAATCGTGTGACCTTGAAAATAGGGAAACCGGCGAGCGCATCGACCTTATCAGTAAGGTGATGGGCAGTATTTCTAATCCTGAAATTCGCCGGATGGAGCTGATGAACACCATTGCCGGTATTGAGCGTTACGCCGCTGCAGAGGGTGATGTGGGGATGTTTATCACGCTGACCGCGCCGTCAAAGTATCACCCGACACGTCAGGTAGGAAAAGGCGAAAGTAAAACCGTCCAGCTAAATCACGGCTGGAACGATGAGGCATTTAATCCAAAGGATGCGCAGCGTTATCTCTGCCATATCTGGAGCCTGATGCGCACGGCATTCAAGGATAATGATTTACAGGTCTACGGTTTGCGTGTCGTCGAGCCACACCACGACGGAACGCCGCACTGGCATATGATGCTTTTTTGTAATCCACGCCAGCGTAACCAGATTATTGAAATCATGCGTCGCTACGCGCTCAAAGAGGATGGAGACGAAAGAGGAGCCGCGCGAAACCGTTTTCAGGCAAAACATCTTAACCGGGGCGGTGCTGCGGGGTATATCGCGAAATACATCTCAAAAAACATCGACGGCTATGCACTGGATGGTCAGCTCGATAACGATACCGGCAGGCCGCTGAAAGATACTGCTGCGGCTGTTACCGCATGGGCGTCAACGTGGCGCATTCCGCAATTTAAAACTGTTGGCCTGCCGACAATGGGGGCTTACCGTGAACTACGCAAATTGCCTCGCGGCGTCAGTATTGCTGATGAGTTTGACGAACGCGTCGAGGCTGCTCGCGCTGCCGCAGACAGTGGTGATTTTGCGTTGTATATCAGCGCGCAGGGTGGGGCAAATGTCCCGCGCGATTGTCAGACTGTCAGGGTTGCCCGTAGCCCGTCGGATGACGTTAACGAGTACGAGGAAGAAGTCGAGAGAGTGGTCGGCATTTACGCGCCGCATCTCGGCGCGCGTCATATTCATATCACCAGAACGACGGACTGGCGCATTGTGCCGAAAGTTCCGGTCGTTGAGCCTTTGACTTTAAAAAGCGGCATCGCCGCGCCTCGGAGTCCTGTCAATAACTGTGGAAAGCTCACCGGTGGTGATACTTCGTTACCGGCTCCCACGCCTTCTGAACACGCCGTAGCAGTGCTTAATCTGGTAGATGACGGTGTTATCGAATGGAATGACCAGGAGGTCGTGAGGGCGCTCAGAGGTGCATTAAAACACGGTCTGAGAAGACCAAACCGTCAGCAAAGAAACGGAAGCCCGTTAAAACCGCATGAAATAGCGCCATCGGCCAGACTGACCCGGTCGGAACGAATGCAAATTACCCGTATCCGCGTTGACCTTGCTCAGAACGGTATCAGGCCACAGCGATGGGAGCTTGAGGCGCTGGCGCGTGGCGCGACCGTAAATTATGACGGGAAAAAATTCGCTTATCCGGTCGCTGATGGATGGCCAGGGTTCACAACTGTAATAGATTGAAATAGTGTGAATATCTAAGAGATAAAACTATATAAGGTGTGTATTAATACTGTGCTGGAGGAAAAGGTGAAAACCAGATGGCATGGCTACAATAATAAAACGATAAGCCTCATTTTTAATGAGGCTGTTTTTATTACATCAAAAGAATTGAATTGTATTGTTAACTTAAAGGGCAAACCTTTCTATGGTTAGATACACCTTGTCAAAAATTTGCTCTGAAAGTGAAATGGACCCATTTGTGTTAATTTCTAATGACTCATAACCGGTCACATCCTTAACATTAAGTTTAACTTTATCAATTGTAAAATTTGCATTTTTGAAAATGTTTCTTATTTCCATAAGTGCGTCACTTGATGACTCAAGTTCCAGTATGCCGGATGTGTGTTTGCTAAACGTTAAGTCTTTTAATTTTGCCTTGTGCACTTGTATTTTTTCAAAGTGCGGGGTCAGGAAATAAATGAAGTCCTCAATTTTGATGTTGAGATTTGACACATTAAAATCAGAATGTGTTGATTTAATTATGTTTGATATGAAGTTCTTAATGCTTCTGGGAGGCGACTCAATGATTAAGATGAAGTTTTTACCTTTTGTTGTGTAAAGCCAAAAGTTAAATTGAATATATTTTAGCTGTGTATATTGAGTCTCGTTTCCATATGGATCAACGATTATCTCGTTGACCTCTACTTTCTCGATGTATCGAGATGATATTGCATTTTCTTCATATGAGTTGATACTAAATCCCCAGCCTTTATCACTATCAAAAGGAGTGTTAATGATAGACTGATATAAACTATCAAGTCCAGCAGGGAAGTTGGCAGTAAACCATTTTGTTTTCATAACAACTCCTTTTATTTATCAGTAACAACCTCAATTGTGTTTGAGGCGATAATACTGTTTGAAATTTCGCGAGCGGTTTTTTCAAGTGCTAATAATAGCAGTTTTTCCTTCTCTTTATCTACATTTTGACGATTTGCATATTCGTTTATATTTTTGTACTTATAAACACCGCGAACGATATACGAGAATAACTTGCAATTATCTGGGTCGACAAATTGAGCCTCGAATTCATATTTGTCCGAGTCTTTATAAGTGTCAACAACAGAACTCCAAATGATTTTGGTAATATAAAATCCTTTTCCTAACAACTCTTTAAACTCGAGAGAGTCAAGAACGCTGCGCCCTTTTAATGAAGCTTTGGAGATATGATATCCTGTGTCAATAATTGTATCGTCATCATCAGAATCATCTTCATTTTCGTTAGACTTATTTGACTCAAGAATTGGATGCGTAACGTATACATCCGATACGTCAATGCATTTGTAGTTAGGTATGCTTGAGATTAGTTGCTCAAAAAACTTGCTTCTTTCCGCTGGTGATTTAACAGTTTCGAGCGAAATTTCATCAAGACTGGCTGGATCCTCATTGTTGTCTTCTTTGATCTTCTCCACGAGGCGCTCGTTGAATTCCCTTGCTTTAGCATTTTGAGGGAAACGGGTGATAAATTCACCGCTTTCATTCATTTCAACTTGTATTTTGGCTTCACGTGATGAGGATTGGCGAAACTCGCTCATTTTGAAATCTAGTTTCACATATTTGATTGATACTTCAAAACCATTCTCGGTGTAATTTATATTAGTTATATCGCCTTCTTTTTGAAGATCTTCACAAATAGATTTAATAGTATTTTCCATACTATTTTTATCTATATTTGTATTAATAATGTTAATTGATACTTTTTCTCTCCGCCCAACAGAACCGAGTATGTTTGAAAGAAATTCAAAATCAGAATAGCCATGATAGTATCTGGAAAAATCCAAAGCCAATGTTTTTCGTTTAGTCTCTTTGGATATAATCATTCCTCTTTTAAAAAAGAGACTTTTCATATCTTCATGAGTGACTTTAGTTTGATTCAATGCGTCAAACATTGCCTTATCATTTACACTATATAATCCAATTTTCATGCCTGTCGCTCCCAACCAATCTCTACCGAACTAAAACGAGGCTTTGTAAATTCTACCTGTTGAAAATCAATAGCATCTATTATCGTTTTTTTATGTTCATCGAACCCCCATTCTTGACAATAACTATCCTTCGCACGCATAAAAATACTGCGAACATCTTTATGTATGTTAGGGTTAACTATTCTAATTCTTATATTTTCATTGCCATCTAGTAATTGATATTTAGATAGCGTGTCTAGAATATAAATAAACTCTAGCTCATTTTTTCCTTCGCCATTGTAATAAATAATGTAACCATGTTTAAATGTAGTTTCCCATTGTGATGTTTCTTCATTGCAATGTCTGACGTCATTATGTTTTATAATAAGGAATGGGCCTGTCAATAATTCTACAGTTGCTGGAAGTTCTTCGGGCGAACCGCTTACTTTATGTAGTGAAAGGTCTGGGTAAAAGAATTGATATTTTTTACCGAGTGGAAACTCTCTTTTGTGGCTTAGTTGTGATAAATCGCAGATTATTGACTGCAAGTAGTTTATAGTTCTTGGTTCAATGATGTGTATTTTTTGACCGGCTCTTACCGGTATATTGTCAAGATTAATACCTCTTTTCTTCTTATCAGTTTCAGTATTGTGAGATTGATAGAATACATCATAAAAAGATTGGTCAAAGTCTCCGTCATGGTTGTATACAAAGAGCATGCCTCTGACTTCTGATGCACCATTTTTATAAGAATAACGCTCCTTCCATTCTTTACAACCTTGAGCACAGTCAATAGAATTAGCCAGAGATACTAAAGCATTGCGCATTTTAGTTGCTGTAATTGAGCCTTTAATATAGCTTTTTAAATCAGTATTTAAAAAAATAGTTCTATTCAAATAGGGATCTTTATAAGAAAATACAACATCAGTTGGATGTGTTCCGGCTAGTGTTTTATGTTGATCTTTTTTCATGCATGGAAAGTTTTCATTGGTTGGACCAACGAGTTCCCACTTAAACCATTTGAATAGGTCTGAAGATATTTTTTCTGCCATTGCTGAAATATTTTGAGTTTCACCTGACATGATAATTACCTATATATATTTTGTATAAATCCCTATGAGCCATAACTCTTATGAACCACATGTAACAACGTGGGGCATATTATGGCTAATCGATCTGTACCATAATTTCATCATTCTTGCATCATCTTGAATGAATTCGCATGCTTACGCCATATCCATATCAAAACATCAATGTCAACAATGGCGCGGATTCGGCTAAATCATGCCACTGCATTAAAATCGCCCCATGAAGCGGGCGGGCGAGGCGGGGAAAGCACTGCGCGCTGGCGGTGGTGCTGATTTTATTTTTTCAGCGTCTCAGCGCGTCGTGACGGCGCTTAGTCTGTCCGTTGAGGCGTTGGTTTGCCTGCGGGCTGTTTTGTGCGGTGGTGAGCGTGTGAGGGCGTGATGGCGGGATGTAAAAAAGCCGCCCGCAGGCGGCGATGTTCAGCCGTTGTCAGTGTCCAGTGAGTAGTTTTTAAAGCGGATGACCTCCTGACCGAGCCAGCCGTTTATCTCGCGGATCCTGTCCTGTAACGGGATAAGCTCATTGCGGACAAAGACCTTTGCCACTTTCTCAATATCACCCAGCGACCCGACGTTCTCCGGCTTGCCGCCCATCAACTGAAAGGGGATGCGGTGCGCGTCCAGCAGGTCAGCGGCGCTGGCTTTTTTGATATTAAAAAAATCGTCCTTCGTTGCCACTTCACTGAGCGGGATAATTTTAATGCCGTCGGCTTTTCCCTGCGGGGCATAGAGAAACAGATTTTTAAAGTTGTTGCGGCCTTTCGACTTGACCATGTTTTCGCGAAGCATTTCGATATCGTTGCGATCCTGCACGGCATCAGTGACGTACATGATGTATCCGGCATGTGCGCCGTTTTCGTAATACTTGCGGCGGAACAGCGTGGCTGACTCATTCAGCCAGGCAGAGTTAAGGGCGCTGAGATATTCCGGCATGCCGTACAGCTCCTGATTAATATCCGGCTCCAGCAGATGAAACACGGAGCCGGGCGCGAAAGGTGTCGGCTCGTTGAAGGACGGCACCCACCAGTAAACATCCTCCTCCACGCCACGGCGGGTATATTTTGCCGGTGAGGTTTCCAGTCTGATGACCTTACCGGTGGTGCTGTAACGCTTTTCCAGAAACGCATTACCGAACACCAGAAAATCCAGCGCAAAGCGGCTGAAATCCTGCTGGGAAAGCCACGGATGCGGGATAAATGTCGAGGCCAGAATATTGCGTTTGACGTAAATCGGGGAGCTGTGATGCACGGCAGCACGCAGGCTTTTTGCCAGACCGGTAAAGCTGACCGGTGGCTCATACCATCTGCCGTTACTGATGCACTCGACGTAATCCAGAATGTCACGGCGGTCGAGTACCGGCACCGGCTCACCAAAGGTGAATGCCTCCATTTTCGGGGCGCTGGCGGTCATTTTTTTTGCCGCAGGTTGCGGTGTTTTCCCTTTTTTCTTGCTCATCAGTAAAACTCCAGAATGGTGGATGTCAGCGGTGTGCTGATACCGGCGGTGAGTGGCTCATTTAACAGGGCGTGCATGGTCGCCCATGCGAGGTCGGCGTGGCTGGCTTCCTCGCTGCGGCTGGCCTCATAGGTGGCGCTGCGTCCGCTGCTGGTCATGGTCTTGCGGATAGCCATAAACGAGCTGGTGATGTCGGTGGCGCTGACGTCATATTCCAGACAGCCACGACGGATAACGTCTTTTGCCTTGAGCACCATTGCGGTTTTCATTTCCGGCGTGTAGCGGATATCGCGCGCGGCGGGATAGAACGAGCGCACGAGCTGGAACACGCCGACACCGAGGCCGGTGGCATCAATACCGATGTATTCGACGTTATATTTTTCGGTGAGTTTGCGGATGGATTCCGCCTGGGTGGCAAAGTCCATACCTTTCCACTGGTGACGCTCAAGTATTCTGAATTTGCCACCGGCCACCACCGGCGGTGCCAGTACCACGCATCCGGCGCTGTCGCCACGGTGTGACGGGTCGTAACCAATCCATACCGGTCGGGAGCCGAACGGATTTGCGGCAAACGGCGCATAGTCTTCCCATTCTTCCAGCGTGTCGACCATGCAGCGTTGCAGCTCCTCGAACGGGAATACCGATGCCTTGTCATCAACAAATTCACACATGAACAGGTTTTTAAAATCGTCGGCGCTGTTTTCGCGTTTAAGCTGCTCAATGTCGAATAATGTGCAGCCACCTTTCAGGGCGTCCTCAATGGTGACAATCTGCCGCCACTGGCCGTCCGCACAGAGAAGCCCACCGGCAAGGGCGTTATGACTGACGTCGATTTCCACGCGTTCGGCGGCGCTGGCGCGTCCCCGGTTGAACAGTTCACCTGACCAGAACGGGTAGGCGTCGTGCGCCAGCGTGGACGGGGTGGAGAAATAGGTCGAGCGCAGGTGACTCTGTGAGGCCATACCTGATGCCACCTTACGCAGTACCTGAAAATTCGGGATCCAGAAAATCTCGTCGACGTACAGGTCGCCGTTATGGCTCTGTGCGGTGTTGGAGTTGGTGCCGAGAAAAATCAGTTTTGCGCCGTTATTGCCCAGGACAATCGGGTCACCGGTCAGGTCAACGTCAACCAGACGGGCAAAGGCGATGATGTATTCGCGGAACACATACGCCTGCGTTTTACTGGCCGACAGAAAAATCTGGTTATGACCGGTTTTCAGGGCGCGCAGCAGCGCCTCGCGGGAAAAATAAAACGTCGCGCCAATCTGGCGGGATTTCAGGATATCGCGGATGCGGTGCTCAAGCCCGGCGCGATACCAGTGCAACTGATATTCGAAAGACTGCTCAAAGAAAATCTGCTCCAGCTTTTCGATGGCCTCGTCACTGAAAAAATTCTTTTTCGGTTTGCGACGCCCGCCTTTGTTGCGGTTAGCGATGTTCGGATTAAGGTCTGCCTCGTTGCCGGTCTGGCTGTAGCGGTTTACCCGTGCCAGTCGTTCAATCTGGCGTCCGAGCAGGTCAATTTCCTTGAAGTCACCGCCGGTTTTCTGCGGTTTGATGATGAGCTGGGTCAGCCGCGCTTCCAGACTCATTTCGACACGGCTGATGGGGGCAACACTGTCCCAGCCGTCGCGCTGTTTCCAGCTCTGCACCGTCGGGCGTTTCATCTGCAACATGGCGGCAATCTGCGGTACGGAAAACCCCTGCCAGTACAGCAGCGCCGCCTGACGACGCGGGTCGTGCAAAAGAGTGGTGTCTGTGGTGATGGTCATGAATACCTCGCCGTGATGAATACACGGCAAGGCTACTGAGTCGCGCCCCGCGATTCGCTAAGGTGCTGTTGTGTCAGTGATAAGCCATCCGGGACTGATGGCGGAGGATGCGCATCGTCGGGAAACTGATGCCGACATGTGACTCCTCTAATCACTATTCAGGACTCCTGACAATGGCAAAAAAAGTCTCAAAATTCTTTCGTATCGGCGTTGAGGGTGACACCTGTGACGGGCGTGTCATCAGTGCGCAGGATATTCAGGAAATGGCCGAAACCTTTGACCCGCGAGTCTATGGTTGCCGCATTAACCTGGAACATCTGCGCGGCATCCTGCCTGACGGTATTTTTAAGCGTTATGGCGATGTGGTCGAACTGAAGGCCGAAAAGATTGACGATGATTCGGCGCTGAAAGGCAAATGGGCGCTGTTTGCGAAAATCACCCCGACCGATGACCTTATCGCGATGAACAAGGCCGCGCAGAAGGTCTACACCTCAATGGAAATTCAGCCGAACTTTGCCAACACCGGCAAATGTTATCTGGTGGGTCTGGCCGTCACCGATGACCCGGCAAGCCTCGGCACGGAATACCTGGAATTCTGCCGCACGGCAAAACACAACCCCCTGAACCGCTTCAAATTAAGCCCTGAAAACCTGATTTCAGTGGCAACGCCCGTTGAGCTGGAATTTGAAGACCTGCCTGAAACCGTGTTCACCGCCCTGACCGAAAAGGTGAAGTCCATTTTTGGCCGCAAACAGGCCAGCGATGACGCCCGTCTGAATGACGTGCATGAAGCGGTGACCGCTGTTGCTGAACATGTGCAGGAAAAACTGAGCGCCACTGAGCAGCGTCTCGCTGAGATGGAAACCGCTTTTTCCGCACTTAAGCAGGATGTGACTGACAGGGCGGATGAAACCAGCCAGGCATTCACCCGCCTGAAAAACAGTCTCGACCACACCGAAAGTCTGACCCAGCAGCGCCGCAGCAAGGCCACCGGTGGTGGCGGTGACGCCCTGATGACGAACTGCTGACCGGCGTCAGTCAGTCCGGGAAAACCTTCACGATTAACCCTTAATTTCAGGAAAAACTATGCGCCAGGAAACCCGCTTTAAATTTAATGCCTACCTGTCCCGTGTTGCCGAACTGAACGGCATCGACGCCGGTGATGTGTCGAAAAAATTCACCGTTGAACCGTCGGTCACCCAGACCCTGATGAACACCATGCAGGAGTCCTCTGACTTTCTGACCCGCATCAACATTGTGCCGGTCAGCGAAATGAAAGGGGAAAAAATTGGCATCGGTGTCACCGGCTCCATCGCCAGCACCACCGACACCGCCGGTGGCACCGAGCGTCAGCCGAAGGACTTCTCGAAGCTGGCGTCAAACAAGTACGAATGCGACCAGATTAACTTCGATTTTTATATCCGCTACAAAACGCTGGACCTGTGGGCGCGTTATCAGGATTTCCAGCTCCGTGTCCGTAACGCCATTATCAAACGCCAGTCCCTTGATTTAATCATGGCCGGTTTTAACGGCGTGAGGCGTGCCGAAACCTCTGACCGCAGCAGCAATCCGATGCTGCAGGATGTGGCGGTCGGCTGGCTGCAGAAATACCGCAATGAAGCCCCGGCGCGCGTGATGAGCAAGGTCACTGACGAGGAAGGGCACACCACCTCTGAGGTTATCCGCGTGGGTAAGGGCGGTGATTATGCCAGCCTTGACGCACTGGTGATGGATGCGACCAACAACCTGATTGAGCCGTGGTATCAGGAAGACCCTGACCTTGTGGTGATTGTGGGACGTCAGCTACTGGCGGACAAGTATTTTCCCATCGTCAACAAGGAGCAGGACAACAGCGAAATGCTGGCCGCTGACGTCATCATCAGCCAGAAACGCATCGGTAACCTGCCGGCGGTACGCGTCCCGTACTTTCCGGCGGATGCGATGCTCATCACAAAGCTGGAAAACCTGTCCATCTACTACATGGATGACAGCCATCGCCGCGTGATTGAGGAAAACCCGAAACTCGACCGCGTGGAGAACTACGAGTCAATGAACATTGATTACGTGGTGGAAGACTACGCCGCCGGTTGTCTGGTGGAAAAAATTAAGGTCGGTGATTTCTCCACACTGGCTAAAGCGACCGCAGAGCCGGGAGCGTAACCGATGACGAGTCCCGCACAGCGCCACATGATGCGGGTCTCGGCAGCGATGACCGCGCAGCGGGACGCCGCCCCGCTGCGACATGCAACTGTCTATGAGCAGATGCTGGTTAAGCTCGCCGCAGACCAGCGCACACTGAAAGCGATTTATTCAAAAGAGCTGAAGGCCGCGAAAAAACGCGAACTGCTGCCGTTCTGGTTGCCGTGGGTGAACGGCGTGCTGGAGCAGGGCAAAGGTGCACAGGATGACATTCTGATGACGGTCATGCTGTGGCGTCTGGATACCGGCGATATTGCCGGTGCGCTGGAGATTGCCCGTTATGCCCTGAAGTACGGTCTGACCATGCCGGGTAAACACCGCCGTCCCCCGCCGTACATGTTCACCGAGGAGGTAGCGCTTGCGGCCATGCGCGCTCACGCTGCCGGTGAGTCTGTGGATACCCGCCTGCTGACGGAGACCCTTGAACTGACCGCCACGGCTGACATGCCTGATGAAGTGCGCGCAAAGCTGCACAAAATCACCGGTCTGTTTCTGCGTGACGGTGGTGATGCCGCCGGTGCGCTGGCTCACCTGCAACGTGCGACACAGCTCGACTGTCAGGCAGGCGTCAAAAAAGAGATTGAACGACTGGAGCGGGAGCTGAAACCGAAGCCGGAGCCGCAGCCAAAAGCGGCCACCCGCGCCCCGCGTAAGACCCGGAGCGTGACACCGGCAAAACGTGGACGCCCGAAAAAGAAAGCCAGTTAACAACCGAATGCGCCCCGCGCCAGGGCGGCACGCCGGTCAGTGACGGTGAATCACCTGACACTGCACCGGCGTCCACCGCCCGACTTTTCAGAGGTAGTCATGATGACGCTGATTATTCCGCGAAAGGAGGCTCCCGTGTCCGGTGAGGGTACGGTGGTCATCCCGCAACCGGCAGGCGACGAGCCGGTGATTAAAAACACGTTCTTTTTTCCCGATATCGACCCGAAGCGCGTCCGGGAACGTATGCGCCTTGAGCAGACCGTCGCCCCCGCCCGTCTGCGTGAGGCCATCAAGTCAGGCATGGCGGAGACGAATGCGGAGCTGTACGAGTACCGCGAACAGAAAATTGCCGCCGGTTTTACGCGTCTGGCGGACGTCCCGGCGGACGACATCGACGGTGAAAGCATCAAAGTTTTTTACTACGAGCGCGCCGTGTGTGCGATGGCGACCGCGTCGCTTTATGAACGTTATCGCGGTGTGGATGCCAGTGCGAAAGGCGACAAGAAGGCCGACAGCATTGACAGCACCATTGATGAGCTGTGGCGGGATATGCGCTGGGCAGTGGCGCGCATCCAGGGCAAGCCGCGCTGCATCGTGAGTCAAATCTGATGAAGACCTTTGCGCTACAGGGCGACACGCTCGACGCCATTTGTGTCCGGTATTACGGGCGCACTGAGGGCGTGGTTGAGACCGTGCTCGCCGCAAATCCGGGACTGGCTGAACTGGGTGCGGTGCTGCCACACGGCACCGCCGTCGAACTGCCCGACGTTCAGACCGCGCCCGTGGCTGAAACTGTCAATCTGTGGGAGTAACGCATGACAGCAGAAGAAAAAAGCGTCCTGTCGCTTTTCATGATTGGGGTGCTGATTGTTGTCGGCAAGGTGCTTGCCGGTGGTGAACCCATCACCCCGCGTCTGTTTATCGGGCGCATGTTGCTCGGTGGTTTTGTCTCGATGGTTGCCGGTGTTGTTCTGGTGCAGTTTCCTGACCTGTCACTGCCTGCGGTGTGCGGCATCGGCTCCATGCTGGGTATCGCCGGTTATCAGGTGATTGAGATTGCCATTCAGCGCCGCTTTAAGGGCAGGGGGAAACCGTAATGCCGGTAATTAACACGCATCAGAATATCGCCGCCTTTCTCGACATGCTGGCCGTGTCCGAAGGGACGGCGAATCACCCGCTGACGAAAAACCGGGGCTATGACGTGATAGTCACCGGACTGGACGGAAAGCCGGAAATATTCACCGACTACAGTGACCACCCGTTCGCGCATGGCCGACCGGCGAAGGTGTTTAACCGTCGCGGTGAAAAATCCACGGCTTCCGGTCGCTATCAGCAGCTTTACCTGTTCTGGCCGCACTACCGCAAACAGCTTGCCCTGCCGGATTTCAGTCCGTTGTCACAGGACAGACTCGCCATTCAGTTGATCCGCGAACGCGGTGCACTGGATGACATCCGGGCGGGACGCATTGAGCGCGCCATTTCACGCTGTCGCAATATCTGGGCGTCCCTGCCGGGAGCCGGTTACGGTCAGCGTGAGCATTCACTGGAAAAACTGGTCACCGTCTGGCGTACCGCTGGCGGCGTACCGGCTTAAACGGAGTAAACACCATGAAGAAATTATCCCTTTCACTGATGCTGAACGTGTCGCTGGCGCTGATGCTGGCACTGTCCCTGATTTACCCGCAGAGCGTGGCCGTCAATTTTGTCGCCGCCTGGGCGATTCTGGCGACAGTTATCTGTGTGGTTGCCGGTGGTGTCGGCGTGTATGCCACTGAGTATGTACTTGAACGCTACGGGCGGGAGCTGCCGCCGGAATCGCTGGCCGTGAAGATTGTCGCGTCGCTGTTTTTGCAGCCGGTGCCGTGGCGCAGACGGGCGGCGGCTCTGGTGGTGATGGTGGCGACGTTTATCTCGCTAGTCGCTGCCGGGTGGATTTTTACCGCGCTGATTTACCTCGTGGCGTTGGTGTTCTTCCGGTTGATACGCACGGCCTGTCGTCAGCGTTTTGAGGGGCGGGAACCATGTCAAAGCTGATGATTGTGCTGGTTGTGTTGTTATCACTGGCGGTGGCCGGTCTGTTTCTGGCGAAGCATGAAAACGCCAGCCTGCGCACCTCGCTGGACAGGGCGAACAACGTCGCCAACGGGCAGCAGACGACCATCACCATGCTGAAAAATCAGCTTCATGTTGCCCTCGCCAGAGCAGACAAAAACGAGCTGGCGCAGGTGGCACTGCGTCAGGAACTGGAGAACGCGGCGAAGCGTGAAGCACAGCGCGAGAAAACCATCACGAGGTTACTGAATGAAAACGAAGATTTTCGCCGCTGGTACGGCGCTGGCCTGCCTGATGCTGTGCGCCGGTTGCACCAGCGCCCGGCCTGCACCGACGCCAGTGATTGTCGCCAACGCCTGCCCGAAAGTGAGCCTTTGCCCGATGCCGGGCAGTGACCCGGAGACGAACGGCGATTTAAGTGCCGATATCCGACAGCTTGAGAACGCGCTGGCACGCTGTGCCAGCCAGGTAAAAATGATTAAACACTGTCAGGACGAAAACGATGCTCAAACCCGACAGCCTGCGCAGGGCGCTGACTGATGCCGTCACGGTGCTGAAAACCAGTCCCGAGATGCTGCGGATATTCGTTGATAACGGGAGTATTGCCTCCACGCTGGCGACGTCGCTGTCATTCGAAAAGCGTTACACGCTCAATGTCATTGTGACCGACTTTACCGGTGATTTTGACCTGCTCATTGTGCCGGTGCTGGCGTGGCTGCGGGAAAATCAGCCCGACATCATGACCACCGACGCAGGCCAGAAAAAGGGCTTCACGTTTTATGCAGACATCAACAATGACAGCAGCTTTGATATCAGCATCAGCCTGATGCTGACCGAGCGCACGCTGGTCAGTGAGGTGGACGGCGCACTGCATGTGAAGAATATCCCGGAACCCACGCCGCCGGAGCCAGTCACCCGCCCGGTGGAGCTTTATATCAATGGCGAACTGGTGAGCAAGTGGGATGAATGAGTTTAAGCGTTTTGAAGACCGGCTGACCGGACTGATTGAATCGCTGTCACCGTCAGGGCGTCGGCGACTGAGCGCCGAACTGGCGAAACGTCTGCGGCAGAGTCAGCAGCGTCGGGTGATGGCTCAGAAAGCCCCGGACGGCACACCCTACGCGCCACGCCAGCAGCAGAGCGCCAGAAAAAAGACTGGTCGTGTTAAGCGAAAAATGTTTGCGAAACTTATCACCAGTCGTTTTTTGCATATCCGCGCCAGCCCGGAACAGGCATCAATGGAGTTTTACGGCGGGAAGTCACCGAAAATCGCCAGCGTGCATCAGTTCGGTCTGTCGGAAGAAACCCGGAAAGACGGTAAGAAAATTGATTATCCGGCGCGTCCTCTGCTCGGCTTTACCAGTGAGGATGTGCAGATGATTGAAGAGATTATCCTGGCTCACCTCGACCGTTAGTTGTGCCATTCCTGACACCTCATCGTCACATTGCCGCCGGTATGACCCGGCGGCATCCTTCCCGTTATGAACACTCTCGCAAATATTCAGGAACTCGCGCGCGCACTGCGCAACATGATTCGCACCGACCTTGTCGTCGAAACCGACCTTAACGCCGGTCGCTGCCGTGTGCAGACCGGCGGCATGTGCACCGACTGGCTTCAGTGGCTGACCTGTCGTGCCGGGCGTTCGCGCACATGGTGGGCACCTTCCGTGGGAGAGCAGGTGCTGATTCTGGCCGTGGGCGGTGAACTTGACACGGCGTTTGTTCTGCCGGGGATTTATTCCGGCGATAACCCCGCGCCGTCTGCGTCGGCGGATGCCCTGCATATCCGTTTCCCTGACGGGGCGGTGATTGAGTATGAACCCGAAACCAGTGCACTCACGGTAAGCGGAATTAAAACGGCCAGCGTGACGGCTTCTGATTCTGTTACTGCCACGGTGCCGGTGGTCACGGTGAAAGCATCAACCCGCGTCACCCTGGACACACCGGAGGTGGTCTGCACCAACAGGCTGATCACCGGCACGCTGGAAGTGCAGAAGGGCGGGACGATGCGCGGCAACATTGAACACACCGGCGGTGAACTCTCATCAAACGGTAAGGTACTGCATACCCATAAACACCCCGGCGACAGCGGCGGCACAACCGGGAGTCCTCTATGACAGCGCGTTATCTCGGAATGAATCGCAGTGATGGCCTGACTGTCACTGACCTTGAGCATATCAGCCAGAGTATCGGCGATATCCTGCGCACACCGGTCGGCTCACGGGTGATGCGTCGTGATTACGGCTCGTTGCTGGCGTCAATGATTGACCAGCCGCAGACCCCGGCGCTTGAGTTGCAGATTAAGGTCGCCTGTTACATGGCGGTGCTGAAATGGGAACCCCGCGTCACCCTGTCATCCGTCACCACTGAGCGCAGTTTTGACGGGCGAATGACGGTCACGTTAACCGGCCAGCACAACGACACCGGCCAGCCACTTTCGTTAACCATCCCTGTGAGTTGAAACCATGCCGATTATCGACCTGAACCAGCTACCCGCACCGGATGTGGTCGAGGAGCTGGACTTTGAAACCATTCTTGCCGAACGCAAGGCGACACTGATTTCCCTTTACCCGGAAGACCAGCAGGAGGCGGTCGCCCGTACCCTGACGCTGGAATCCGAGCCTCTCGTCAAACTTCTGGAGGAAAATGCTTATCGTGAGCTTATCTGGCGTCAGCGTGTGAATGAGGCCGCACGGGCGGTGATGCTGGCCTGTGCCGCCGGTAATGACCTTGATGTGATTGGTGCCAATTACAACCCCACGCGCCTGACTATCCCCCCGGCAGATGATTCGCCCCTCCCGCCGACACCGGCAGTGATGGAATCTGACACCGATTATCGTCTGCGTATTCAGCAGGCGTTTGAAGGTTTAAGCGTCGCCGGGTCGGTGGGTGCCTATCAGTATCATGGTCGCAGTGCTGACGGGCGTGTCGCGGATATTTCTGTCACCAGTCCGTCTCCGGCCTGCGTCACCATCTCTGTGCTGTCACGTGAAAATAACGGCGTCGCATCCGAAGACCTGCTGGCTGTGGTGCGTAACGCCCTTAATGGCGAGGACGTCAGGCCGGTGGCCGACCGCGTGACCGTGCAGTCTGCCGCCATCGTTGAATACCAGATAAACGCCACGCTTTACCTTTACCCAGGTCCCGAAAGCGAACCCATTCGCGCTGCCGCCGTGAAAAAACTGGAAGCGTACATCACGGCACAGCACCGGCTGGGGCGTGACATCCGTCTGTCTGCCATTTATGCCGCTTTGCATGTGGAAGGCGTGCAGCGTGTCGAACTGGCTGCACCACTGGCCGACATCGTGCTCAACAGTACGCAGGCGTCTTTCTGTACCGAATACCGCGTCGTGACCGGAGGCTCGGATGAGTGATTCGCGACTGCTGCCGACCGGCTCATCACTGCTTGAAGTTGCCGCCGCAAAAGCCTGTGCGGAAATTGAAAAAACGCCGGTCAGTATTCGTGAGCTGTGGAACCCGGATACCTGTCCGGCAAATCTGCTGCCGTGGCTAGCGTGGTCATTTTCGGTTGACCGCTGGGATGATAAGTGGCCGGAAGCGACAAAACGCGCTGTTATCCACGATGCGTATTTCATTCACTGCCATAAGGGCACTATTGGTGCGATTCGCCGTGTGGTGGAGCCGCTCGGCTATCTGATTGAGGTGAGGGAGTGGTGGCAGCTCAACGAGGAGCCGGGGACGTTCCGCATCGTTGTTGGCGTGCTTGAGCAGGGTATTACCGAGGAAATGTATCAGGAGCTGGAGCGTCTCGTTGCTGATGCAAAACCTGCAAGCCGCCATCTGACGGGACTGGCTATCAGTTTAAGTACAACCGGCAACATTTTTGCCGGTGCGGGATGCTATCACGGCGACGCCCTGACGGTTTATCCCTACACCCCGGAGGCCATTATTGTCGGAGGGGATTATTTCCCGGCCTCGGCCATTCATTTAATTGATAACCTGAGAGTAAACGCATGACAGTGAAATACTACGCCATTCTGACTAATCAGGGCGCAGCACGGCTGGCTAACGCGACGATGCTCGGCAGTAAGCTGAATCTGACGCAAATGGCCGTTGGTGATGCGAATGGTGTCTTGCCGACACCAGACCCGGCACAGACAAAACTGATTAACCAGAAACGCATCGCGCCGCTGAATCTTCTGAGTGTTGACCCGAACAACCAGAGCCAGATTATTGCGGAGCAAATCATCCCTGAGAACGAGGGCGGATTCTGGATCCGTGAGATTGGGCTTTATGATGATGAAGGCGTACTCATTGCGGTGGCGAACTGCCCGGAAACGTACAAACCGCAGTTGCAGGAA